CATCTTGTATTAGGATACAAATTAGAGATAAATATGAACAATTATAATTAATAGACTTCTTTGTATTAGACTTTAAATAATTAAAAGTTTCAGGATTTTTTTCTATCGCTACCACTTTTTTAAAATCTCTTTCAAAGTATGAAGTGTTTCCTCCTATACATGCAGTTGCATCAGTAATCGTACTATTGTAATTGACGTATTTTTTAAGTATAGCATTTATTTGTTCTGCCTGGTAAGGTGTACTATAAATATTTGATAATTCAGGTGGTACCTTAATTTTAATATAATATACGTATAAGTTTTATACCGATTCGTTTATTTATACCGATTCGTTTATTCATTTTACGTTTTATAACTTAATTAAATCTATTTGTAAGTTAATATATGACATCTTATAAAAAGATAGATTTAATTAAGTTATATATAGAAGATTCCTTTGTATTTTTAGATGATAAAAAATTATTAATTAAGACTCCAATTATATACTTTGAATACAGAGAAGATCATATTATACTTAAAATTAAAAATAATGCGGAAAACCATGTTAAATTTCTACAACTCTGTACTCATATAGAAAGATTATTTAAAACTAAAGATATCAAGACAAATATAAATAATTCTTTAGAAATAAAAGTTTTAATTAATGATAATAGTAAATTTTATGATATTAATGGAAAATTTATTAATAGTATTAAAAATGGAGGTAAAATTATATGTTCAATAGAATGTTTTAATGGAACAATGAGTTTAGTTGAATTATTATATATTAAATAATCTCGTTTTTAAATTTTAATTAAAATGTTTTTTTTAATTAAAATGGAGTATAGAGATGGTATTAAAATATATGATCCAAATAAAACATCTAAAAATATTCTATTCTCTAGAATTATGCACAATTCTGAAGAAATAAGTATACAGCTTCCTAAAAATAAAATAATCTTAAATAAAGAAAAAAATAGAAGTCAGTTGATATTACCAGATGATATATTAAATTTAATTAATGATTTAGACAATACTATAATAGAAATTACATCTGAGAATAGCGAAAAATGGTTTAATAAGAAATTAACCGTATCAGAATGCAAAAGTATATATAAAAATAACATAAAAGATAACACTTTATGTTGTTTTTTTGATGAAACTACTGTTTTTTATAAATCTAAGAAAGAAATATTTAATAATGAAGATATTCCAGATGAACTTTATGGAATTGCGTTGATCAAATGCGACGTAATAGTATTTGCTAAATCCTATTTTTATACACGTTGGGTAATAAGTCAAATTAAAATTAAAGAAACTAAGGAATCTAAAGAAACTGAAGAACTTCTTTTTATTGAATATAGTATTATAGATTTACCAGAACACGAAATAGACGAAAATTACATTAAAAAACTAGAAGAAATTACTTTATTTTAGTATTTAAAGGTTAAAATAATAAATAATTGTTATGGATAAAATAATAGAATGTATAAAAACAGTAGAGAGTTTATTGGGTAATTGTTACAAAGAAAATATATATCAAAGTGCTTTATGTGTAGAATTAAATTTGAATGGATTTATAATACAATCTGAAGTAATTGTACCTATAATTTATAAAGGACACCATGTTGGATATGAAAGAGCAGATATTGTAGTTTACTCTGGTGATGCATCTGGTACAATTATTTGTATTCTAGAGTTAAAATCTCAGAATACTAGACTTTCTTCAAAAGAGATAAATCAATTGAAAAAATACATTATCAATTTACAATCTGAAGTGGGACTACTAGTTAATTTTTATGAAAAAATGGAAATTATTAAAGTACACCAATATTCTCATTCTAAAATTCATTAAATTTAAAACTACTCTCATGACAAGACTGTTTTATAAATTTAGCAGTAAATTTTAGAGCATTTTCTAATGGCACTAATTTTACTTCAAGTATTCTAGATGTATTCGTTGAACGCGATCTTCCATTAGATAACAATTTATTGTGATATGAGTGTAATTTTTTAAGATTCATCCCATTTACCAATTTTAACCAAGTCTCAACTGGATCGTAAGTGTTTTTAATATCCGGAAAAGTTTCTCTAAAATTTAGTAACTGTTCATTCTTCTTATTATCATTAAGTCTAAATTCATGTGTAATTTTCATTAATTCTTCTAGTTTGTCTATTTCATCGTCAGTTAAAGTCTTTAAAACCTTTATTATATAAGCTCCTTCTAAAGTAAAAACTATATGTACTAAATTTCCCAAAGTTGCAAATTCCATAACTTTTCCTATATCTTCACCAGATGGCCATCCATATTTTGTATTCTCATCTATATAACATTGTTTAGGGTGGGTATGAAAATTAATTATACCATTGGGAGTTTTTACACTCTGGGATTTTCCATTTACTTTATGTATTTTCATTGATTCTTTATCGCAAATTCCTTCTCTACAATTTGTATCTTTAAATAAAATTGAACCTCCTATTTCTATTTTATCAGTGTATAAAGAACGTCTGATATCCTCTATAAAATTTTCATTTATTATCCAATCAACATTTTTATTATATACTTTACATTTCATTTATTATTAATTTTATGTTTTTTTTTTTAATTAATAATAATAGATAAAATTAATATGTCAGAAAACTTAAATGTAAATGTTCTAGTAGAAGCAAAAAAAGAATATACTACGCAATTAATAAAAGCAATACAATTTGATATTTATTCTATTTTATTAGAAATTTATGATGATTCTCAAAAAAATAATGGAAGAAGAAGCGTTTCTTATTCTAATTTTCAAAAAGAATTAAAAGAAGTACCAAACTGGGCATCTTTTAAACTTGAAAGTAAAATCAGTAATTTAACAAAAAAACATCCATATTTAATGGATCTTATAACAGCTATATTTGTTAGTCATGTTAAAATATTATCGTGTGTAAGACTAAAGTCAGATAATAAATCTATCAAAATAAAAGTTCCAAGTCTGAATACTTTTTTGCATAAATTAATTATAAAATGTTGTGAAACTATATATTATAAACCATGGATAATAAATGAAGATAAAAACGTAATTATAGAAATAATACAAAATTCGGCCGAAGATACAATTACAAATCAAATTCCAATAGAATATATTCTTAATGAATATTTATCTGGGGCTTTCAGCAGCGATGATAATTCTTTTGATATAGAAAATAAAAAAGACGAAAAAGGCGAAAAAGAAGAATCTGAAGAATCGGACTTTGAAGAAAATGAATCTTTACCAGATTCTGAACAAACAGATGATCTTAAAAATATTCCTATTGTACCAATTAAACAACCAGTGCCAGTATTTGGTTTTGGTCCGCCACAGGTCCCACAGCCAGTAAATCCCGCTCCAGTGTTTAATTTTGGTCAGCCACCGCCAGTAAATTCCTGGCCTAATTTACAAAGTACAGAATCTAAAGCAGAAAAAGAAGTAGAGGATAAATCTTTGAAGCATAGTATTAAAGCAACTGAAATAGAAGATTCTGACGAATCGGATTATTCTGATGATTCTGAAGAATAATACTTATTTTTTTTAATTGTATTAATAATAGAACTTGTAAGGGGTTTAATTTAAGTGTTTATTTATAAAATAATCTAATATTTATAAAATAATAAAAGTATGAATTCTTTAAAAGAAGTTATCGGCCTTCAAAAAACTCAGCAGAATAGACAAAAAGAAGTTAAAAAAGAAATTTTGAATAGGTTGACTAATAGACTTTTATTTTTTGCAAAGAATAATGAATTTAAATTTATATATACAGTTCCTCCTATGTTGTTTGGCTTTGTTAATTATAATGTTAAAGATGTAATACAATATCTATTTTTACATCTTAAAAAAGAAGGATTTCATGTTGTTATTATTGGAAATGATAAATTATTTATATCATGGGATATAAAAGATAAAACAGAAGATATTAAAAAACCCGATAATGATAAAAATAATAAATTTATTAATATAAGACCATTATTAAATTTTAATAAATAATATGGGGTGTATGACTAGTTGTTTTCTTTGTTTAAATATTGAAGATAACGAAGAATACATAGAAAATACTGAAATCTTTTTAAATGATTATTCAAATAATCTAAATTCAAATAATAATAAATATTTAAATTATTATTTATCGAATAGATTTAACAATTTAGATTAATTTAATATTAAATGATAATACTTTCTTTTGATATAGGGATTAAAAATTTAGCTTACTGTTTAATAGATTCAGAAGATGAGACTATACTAGACTGGGATGTATTAGATTGTAGTGGACCCAATGAAGTATTAAGAGTAATAGAAGAGTTAGATTTTCTTAGTTATCTTTGTGAAGCAGATATAATATTACTAGAAAAACAACCATCTTTTAATCCAAAGATGAGAAATATATCTACTGCCATATATGTCTATTTTATTTTAAGAATAAATCATGAACAAAATAGAAATTGTAAAATATTATTTTACTCTGCTAAACATAAACTTAAATGTTCAAATATTCAGATTGAACATAAGACTAAGTCTAAATATCGGCAGAATAAAAATTTGGCAGTAGTTCATACTAGAAATTTAATAAAAACACATCAAAGATTTTTTGAGTCTAGTAAGAAAAAAGATGATCTAGCAGATTGTTTTCTTCAAGGTCTTTCTTATATACGTTTTTTTATGAATTCATATGTACAAAAGATGCTTGTATAATATGGGATACTCCTTAAAATATAAATGTTTAGACCTTTATAAAAACAACTTAATTTCATACCTTTTAAATTTTCGGAATTTCTAATTTTTGATCTTATTGTGTCAAGTGGATAAAAAATACATGCGGACAGCGTTTTTGAAAAAGCAGAAATTAAAAAAATATTAAAAGTTGTATTTTCATATTTAGTTTTTAAATATTCGTAAATGGGTATTTGAACTGTGAAACTCAAATTAATTGCATATGTTGAAAATATACCCTTGTAATAATTCTTAAATGGGGTGTTCCAATCATGGTGTAAATTTAAATGTTCTTTCTGTCTTAAAAACCACAATGGAGTTGTAATTGTACTTGCTGAACAACATGCGATGTATGCAGAAATACTTGAATCTAAGTTGAGTGTTTTTAATTTTTTATAAAAGGGGAAATAAATTACCCAAAACGATGGAATTGCTAAAATACCATAATTAACTCCTTTTATAAATATTTTATAATCGAAAATCACCTTTTTATTTAACTGATGATTTACTTTTATATAATCAAAGGGATTACATACTATAGTTGAAATTATTCCAGATGCAAGTGCAGGAAATATTTCATCCATTATTTAATTTTATATAAGTCTTATTTTTAAATTAACTTATTCCCTCAATTCCATATAAAAGAGCAGATGCCAAATATGCAACATCTTGAGTCCAAGGTAAAAATTCATCTTGTAGAAGTCCTAAAATAATTCTAAGTTTATCATAGTCTATAATATGTTCCGGAAATTTTTCTTTTTGTAAATTATCCCAATAAGGTTGAAATGTTTGTCGTACATTATATTTTTTTTGATATGGAATTTTGGA